CTCCATAGCTACTTGTACTGACGGCAAATAACCAAAGGCCTTATAAAAACTGACCCTTGTATCGTCGCTAATGGCTCCGCGAAACTCACCACGAATTCTTGGCTTTGAGCTCATCCTCATGAACCCAGAATCTGAAACTATCAGAGAGTTTTTAACATTGCTGGCTACTCCATTGCGCTTATAACACTCATATAGCGCCCCAAAAATGGGGAGATCACCAAACAACGACGCACCTCCAACTCCTACTTGATACGACCACTGACGATATCCTAATTCAGTGGCTTCAGTCAAACTCATGGCGTCTTTTCCAAATGCAGCAGTCGGTTGCCTGCACATGACCCACTTGTCCTCCTTAGCATCAAGAAGAATCGGCTGGCTCTGACAGAACACTATGTGCTCAAACTCAAAGACTGGTGCCTCCACTTCCATCTCAAATCCATACTTCAAAAACCATTCCTCCAAATGTGGCGACTCCCACTTTCCGTTGCTATACTTACATATTTTGTGCAAATCACACCTCTCCAACAACAATACACAATCATCTCCATTGTTAACAAAGTCGCATTTCAGTCCCAGTGAGCGTACATACTCACGCACCAAACTGCACATAATGACACAATTGCCTAGGGACGTATTCATGTCCCCACTAGCCCTTGTGCCATCAACACTATACTTGACTTTGTGTCCATCGACGAATGCCATCCCCTTATTGTTTAACTGCTGCTTCAACAACATACGCAGCTCGGGGCTACCAAAAATTTCATTGTATATGGAGTGCTCCCACTTCAAAGCATCTGCACTAACATGTTGGTCAAACCTACTCGCGTCCAACCCAACAGCAACGGGCGACTGAAAACGTAACCACTTCCTCCTTATCTCAGTGGCGACATCCTCTACTGTCATTCCCTTCATCACGACGGGTTCTCCGTCGTCCCTCCACTCTTTGGCCAAGGCTGCATACATATCTGCCTCGATCCGCCGGGTAAACCTTCCCACCGCATAATTATAAACAGGAGACCTGGGCTGAATAACCCTTGGAGCTGGATCCTTTTTCTTAGTGAAGTTCAGTTTCTCATACTTCACAAAAGTTTTAATTAATGAATCTTTCCTGCTCCACCCTCTGGTTTCGTACTCACGTCCAGCAGCAGCATAGAGGTTTCGTTTGTTCGCAGGACACTGATCAACAAATTGCTGACCGGTCAACTTTTCTACATGACCGAACTCACAAACACTCTCAACTAAACGCTTCCGTACATCACCCAGTTTCCTCCACACCCCAGGATCTGGTAAAGGGGTCGGGACCAATGCGTCACCACTCTGAACGTTAAATACTCGCTCATTGAGGCCTCTGATCACATTGGGGAGGTTGTTGTTATGCGCTCCAAAATCTACACGACTAGACAAGTGTGGCGCAATAACCACTCGTCTGTCTTTTGCTGGCTTGGCTCCAACATGCGTGCTAACGGCAATACCCCTAAACGGCTCACCATCTTTACTAACGGGCCAAGAACTAGCACCAACATGGTAAAGTTGGTTAGCCGTTGTTCTCGCC